GTTCATCACTATCTTCTGCTTTGAATCCTAATAATTCTATTCCTTCTTCTGCAATAGAATCATATTCATCTCTAGATTGTTTGTCTCTTTCAAATGAATCTTGTAATTCATTTGCAATAGATCCTAATTCTTTTTCATCAATAAAATCTACAAGGTTAGCATCATGCTGTAAAGTATCCATAGGACTTTTATCTTCATCAAGTATGCCTAAAGCTTTTGCTTCTTCTAGCATACCCTGATCTTCTAATGTAATTTCAGCTCCACCGTCAGGTGTAGCTATTACTTCATCAGCTGGTTTAACTGGAGATTCAGGCGATGTAAGATCTTCGCCCTCTAATAAGTCAAGTTGTTTTTCTACTATCATAAATCAATCCTTAATAATAACGTCTGCGTTTCCTATTATACACTGCTGACTCATCTAAGTCAAGCCATGAATTATCACTGTGTTCTAAGTAACCACCATTTCTAACGTATAATATTGCTTGTGTAACAGAGTCTACAATATCGTCATGGGGTCCTGATGGAAACTGTCTACACTCTTCTACAGTTTCTTTTGCCCAGTTTTTTAATAAAGGAGCAAAGATTCTAGAGTTGTGAAACAAAGAACTTACTGCGTATGCTCTAGCTACTTTGTCTCTATCAGGTTGATACTCTTGAATTGGTAAACCTGCTAATCTTAAATCTTGAATTAATGATTGACCAGAAGCTTTTTTCTCAATAACCACAGAATCTGGCTTGTGTTTTATAAATTTATCCACGGCTTTCTGTCTGAGTGTAGGAAAATCCCAGCGACCTTTCTCCATACCCAGTAAAACCATGTTAGCTAAACTAAGTTCATCTTTTTTAAATATACCCCACGTAGTAACTACAGAATAATCTGCTGTTGTTCTAGTAGAAAACGCAGTATCCCATGATTGTATTATAAAATCACACTGAGGAGGGTCTTCACTAGACCAATCTTGCCAATAATCTACCTGTATTATGCCCCCAGTTTCCGATGATGGGTTTTGTAAGTACAATGCATCAAATTTAAAAGCAGGTGTATTGTTTTTTGTACGTATTATGTCCTCTGTTGCCCAGCAAAAACCATTTTCACGGTCAGGTGCCTCCCAAAAAGAGTGACCTAACTTAGGTTTGGGGTAAGATTCCTGTAAATACCCTTGATCTATTAAAAAATTTCTAGCTTTTTCTAATTGTTTTGCAGATTCTGCAGTATTTATTGCAGGTATTCGCACAACAGACCACTTATCTGCTAGTGGTGACGCTTCTTGTTGCTTTAAAAGGTGACCAGCTAGGTCATTTTCGTGCCATCTTGTCATAACTAGCACAACTTTTCCTCCTGGCATGAGTCTTGTACGCAAACCAGAGGAATACCACTCGTTTAATTGCTCTCTTCTAGTCTTTGAAAACGCATCTTGCTCTGATATGGGGTCATCAATGATAGCTAAGTGCGCACCAAAACCTGCAATACCAGATCCAGAACCAGCTGCTAAGAAACTTCCAGCTTGTTTGCCCCCTTCTTCTAGTGCCCAGGAGTTTGCAGCTCTATTATCTTTTCTAATTTTTACTTTTGGGAAGATTGTATTGTATGCTGTGGTATTTATTATATCACGAATAGCTCTACCAAACTTAGTTGCTAGATCGTCTGAGTGAGATACTGCTATCTCTTGCCAATAAGGATTACGACCTAGCGCCCAAGCGGGGAAATATGTAGATGTAATTAAAGATTTAGAAGAACGAGGAGAAACAAAGACCATAAGTCTATCAGTTTCTCCTTGTTCCAACTGCATGAGTTGGTCACAAAGTAAACGATGGTGTGGTCCTACATTAAAACTAGGATTCATCAGCATTACAAATGCTAGTAAATCTTCGCGCGCTTGCTTAACTGCTAGCCTTGTGGCTGCGTCTCTATCTTCTGATGTATGCAACTCCGCCCCACAAAACTATCTGTGAATAAATATCTATATTCGTTTGTCCTGCGTACGGCTCGAGCTTAGGTGTTAAAATCATTTCTTGTCTCCTGCTATGACTTTTAGTTTAGGTGTAGCTATTCTTTTTAAGCGTTCTACATCTCGCTGTATATCTTCTTCAGAGTTACCAGATGCAAATGCATTTACTAAAGTTGTTTCGTTTATAGTCTTATCAGTCCACAATGCTTTGTGTTTTCCTAATAATTCTAGACTTCTAATAGCGGCATTATAGTCACCTGTCTGTTCTGTCTGATCTGCGATACGTACTAACCTTCTTAATATATCATCTGCATCAAGCTGTAATCTACGCATTGATTCCTGTTTAAGTTCTGAGATTCTATTCTTAATACGTTCCATTCTCAAGAACTGATAGGACTTTGCATCAGCTACTTTATCAGAGTAGCCTGCCCGTTTAGCCGCAGCCTTTGAATTTAGATCTTTGATGTATTCCTGACAGAAGAGTTCTTGTCTTCCTGTCAAGGGTTTATTTGTATCCATGTGAAAAAATTATAACATACACCTCTTGCATAAACAAGGGTTCTTATGGTAGCATTACAGCATCCCTCTCCCCGAGGGTGTCTCCTGTAAGAAGAGGGGGTTAAAAATGCCTTCGGGCATACCCCCTCGCAAAAAGGGGGCACGCGAAATTTCAAGGTTCAAATTTTTGCTAAAATTTTTTTTGATGCATATGTATGTATGTGCAACTGTGCGTTTTTGGGGGTGGGGGTACTAGGTTAGTACCACACCCCTCTGTCCTAATGCCTCGCACGGACCTTAAGTAATAAATTATTACTGCTATATATGTTCCATATACTAGAACAAACTACGAACACCACCCCAAAACCCATGCGACAATCTGACCAATTTACAATTTTTTTTATTCGTGCTACAATTTTAACATGGTTAGATTAAAAAAATCTGATACAGTTTTTGTATCTTCAAAATCTTACTCTTGGTTTAAGCGTAGGGTTAAAAATAAAAGTCAAATCTACATGGGGCAAAAAGTCGCACCTGTATGGAAACTGTGGCAAACTGACACACACTGGTGTGGGCGAATTGTCGCACACGAACAGAGATAAATTTAGACACTAGCCCCTTCGGGGGCTAATGCCTAGAGTTATCTAGGAAGAAAAAATGATGCGTGTAAATCGTAGGGCACCCCATGCCCAAAATAAGGTGCGACTATATGTCGCATCAGGCATTTTGTCACAGGATATAGTGTCGCATTTACTCGACTAATTGTCGCATTGCGACAACCTGCCCCATGCGACCAAAATAACCTTGCTATTTTAATTTATTCTGTCAGAATTAACCTACTTTAAACAACTAATAAATGGTTGTTGAGGGTGCGACAGTTTTGACATTGACTTTAAAATTCAATCTGTCATACTGATTAAAGATTGTGAGGGTAATTATGAAATCAAGAATGGGTATCATTGGGCGTGGCTTTTTACCGATTGGGAAAGCACCGATTTTCAATGGTCAAAAAGATAAATATGAAAGTTCGGCAAAATCCGTTTTTACGGGTTATGTCTTTAATTCTGAAAAACAAAGGCTTTCAGATGGTGGTCGTGTGGCTTTACTTAGAAAAGCCCAAGCCCATCCAGACTATGAAAAATATATGAAATTAGCGTCTGGCAGATAATCTGCTAGATGCGACAGAATGTGACATTGACTTTTAAAATGGTTGTGTCATACTAGATTTAAATATAGTGAGGGTAATAAAATGGCGTTAACTAAAAAACAATTTATAGAATTTGCTGACTTGATAGCAAAACATAATCCTACTAAGGCTATGGTAGATGATATCACATATATCATGGCAAGTAGTAATAACAGATTTGATAAGCATAGATTTGCTGATCGAATACAATCACAATCTAACAAACGACTAAACGATCTAAATATAGGCGACTTACAGAGAGCATGGGGGGTAAAATAACATGGCAAAAACTGTATATATTGCACAATCTAATTATATAGATGTGCCTAAAGTATTTGGAAATGTCAAAGCACTATATGACTTTGCATTGAGTATGGCAAATACTGAAACACCACATTTGGATAGAGATGCAAAACCATATCCAGCGACATACTCACGATTTAATACTCAGTTAAAGAAACAAGGATTTACAGTATTATATACTAGTAATTCTCTAAATGCTGAGAGTTCTATCAAGGTTGATACCACAACTATTAATGGCTAATTTGATATGTTGCGAATTGACTTTGGTAAAGTTATGACTGCGACAAAGTGGACAATTTACTTTGTCGTGGTCTTTGTTATAATGGTTTTAATAATGAAATGAAAGTGAGGTAATTATGACATTATTAAATGAACTAAGAAACAACTACAATTCTGATACTGGTGCTACCTTGTACGAAATGTATAAACATTTTAGAATTAAAAACACTAGTATTTGGAACTTGCAATCAAAGTACGATCTTAGCGTACGAGCCTTATCTGTTTTCCCTAACAATATACTTCGTGAAATGAAAAATGTATTCGTTTTTTGTAATTTGGCAGACAGGTGGCACGAAAGCAAACTAAAAACCAGAATATGGAACGCAATCAATGCTGTAGATGATGAGATAATAACTTGCTCTGATTGTGGTTCGATAAACTATCGTGATGACTCAATATATGTTGATAGTCGTAGCGATTTTGTTGGTGATTGTTGCAGAGATAATTACATATATCACGAGGGGCATGACGAATACTACCATGAGGACGAATACCCCGAAGAGGAAGAGGACAGATATGGTGTTTATCCATACGACTATGATGTGACACAACAACTTGATTTTCAATCGACTAACAATGAAACAAGATATATCTCTACTGAAATAGAAACAGAAAGACGCAATGATTGTCCTAGCGATATAGTCCACGATATACACAATACTATGAGTGGATTTGCATTATGCAAACATGACGGATCATTAGAGAATGGATTTGAGATCGTGACTGCACCTGCCACACTAAGTGTACATAAAGATCGGTGGTCAAAATTCTGTGAAAAGAATTATGCAGATAACTTATCGTCTTGGAATACTGCGACTTGTGGTATGCATGTTCATGTAGACAGAGCATCACTAACACCATTAGACATTGGCAAACTATTAGTGTTCGTAAATGGTAAACGCAATGCAGGGTTTATGCAAAAGATTGCAGGTCGTGATTCCCGTCAATGGTCGGCTAGAAAATTCAAGCGAGTAAAAGACGCACTAAATCGTTCTGATAAGTACGAGGCATTGGCTACTCACAAGCCAAAGACAATAGAGTTCAGAATATTCAAAGGTAATATTGCAAAGCGAGGCATACTGCGAAACCTAGAATTTGTAGACGCACTATGCAACTTTGTTGGTACTGTTGGTATGGATAGAGATACCGACACAGTAAATAGGTTATCATATACCAACTTCATTGAGTATATGAATACATCTGAGAATAAGGGTACATATCCTTACCTATTCTCATGGCTAGTTCGCAAGGGCTATAACAAGGGTAATGCTAAACTATTAAAAACAGAAAGCGAGGAATACTAATGTGTTTAATTATCAAATCAGATAATGCTAGTGAGTTAAAACAAAACTTACTAACATCAGCATATCACAATAATTCTGACGGATTTGGTGGTATGTTTCTTGCTGACGGCAAGATACAAACATTTAAACATCTACCAAAAACTGAAAGTGATGTTATATCTCTATGGGATAAATACAAAGATATGAAAATCCCAATGGGATTACACTTCAGATTTACTACTAATGGTGGCACTAACAAATCTAACTGCCACCCATTTGAAGTTCTAAATATGAAACAACATAACAGATCTATATGGGTTATGCATAACGGACCTCAATTACCAACACCAATGATTGATGTAGACAAATCAGATACACATCAATATGTGAAGTGGATTCTAAGACCTATGTTGGCACAGAATCCCGAACTATTATACAACAATGATTGGAAAGAAATGATTGAGGGTTCAAT